AACTGCAACGCTCTAATAAATCCGCCAATTCCACATCGGCTACGGCGTCTATACTTATTCTCATTTTTTTATCCTTTTATGCTGCTATCTTAAAAGCATTTACTATTTTTACACTTAGTGCAACTTGCCCTTTAGCCGTTATCCTAGTTGTGAATTTTTCTTTATTGCCCTTTGGTGTCACTATGATTTGTGGGATAACTTCAAAATATCCAGCCTCTACCCATTTTTGGTAAGGCAAGTTATCGTTCATTAGGTATTTTTCATCTCTTAGCCACTTAAAGACCCTATTGCGTCCAACTCTTACCTCACTATCACAAAGAGTTTTTACAAAGTCGCCTATTAGTGCGCTTGTGGCGCTAGCTTCTACTGCTTCAGCAAAGATAAGTTTTGGCATATCGGCAAGGCGTTGCGCTTCTAGTGCTTCGATTTTGTCCACTTGGGCTATCGCTAGCTCTAAAGCCTCTTTATAGTTACGCGGAACGTTAAACGGATTTTTTAGTTTTTGCTCCATTAAGTTAAACGCTTTGATAAACTTAACTTTCCATTGATAGGCACGCTCACCTGTAAAACCCATAACAAGTAATGAAAAGCCGTCGCGGGTCATCTTATACATCGGTAATTTACGCCCCGTGCTATCTGCGTATTCACTCACCCAAAAATTAGGGGCAGTGAATTCATCTTGTGGCAGCTCCCTTATTTTAGCTATAATATGGTCGTGTCTTTTTTCAAAGACGTCTGCAATTTGTAGAGAAGTAGTCCAGATTTGACCGTCGGCTACTTCCAGCTTGATCTCTTGGTCGTTGATGATTAGATTTTCCATCATTTATCCTTTTCTTTTAGTTGAAGTATGTTTAAAATTTTGGCTCTCATCGCGTTGTGATTTTTCGATAGCGCGTCCAAAGCGCAAAATAAATCATAAGCGCAGTCAAGCACCTTGTAGCTTACTTCCTCGTTACTATCGCTTGGCTCTATTTTGTAAGCTTCTAAATACTCGGCAAATTTCTGTTTAGTAGGGGCTTTCATTTTTGCCCCCTTGTAAGTTGTAAGACAATATAAGCAAGTAAAAGCACTTGCAAGACTTCTAAAATTTCACTCATTTTAAGCTCCTTTAGCTAAAATATGAGCAACGCAATGTTTTAGGTCAATGGGCTTTCGCCCCTTTGTTAAATCCAGATTTGGATTATTTTCGAGATTAGATAAATCAGTATCGCGAGTTTGATTAAAAAATCTAACCTTTGCATTGCGTTACTCCTTTCTATAAAAACACTTTATTTGTGTTTTATGCAGATATTATAACACATTAAATAAGTTTAGTCAAGAGTTTTTAGCATAAAATAAGTAATTTTTTAAAAAAATAGACACTTTATTTATGTTTTTGTGAGATTTTAGCCGACGCATTTTTGCGTTGGCGGATTCAACCAGCCCAAAATTTGGCTGGCTGAATATTAACGCGCTAAAATGGCTTTTAGAGTTTTGAAGTCTGCTAACTCTTGTTGTAGTTTTAAATTTTCGAGATAAAGCTCAACCGCTCTTTTTAACGGCTCGCTGATTTTTTCTTGCCTAGCGGCGTTATTTAACGCGCTTTCGCTATACCCTATCGCCTCGCCCAGTTGTTTATACGTTAGCCCTAGCTCTTTACACACACGCTTAACTATGTTATCATCTGCAGTCATTGCTTGTCCTTGTATATATTGTTTTGATTTGTGAGTTGCATTTTACGCCCTTTGTTTGAAAATTTACTTTCAAATAGGGCGTAAAGTTTTAGTGTTGTGTTTTTTCTTTTGTAGTGATTAGCTTATATGCCACGTAAGCCGATAACAAAAGAGTAAAAGTTAAAATCAAAGCTTGACCGCTCATTTTTCACTCCTCTTTTCAAGTTTGATTGCGCCATACATTATAAACACGCTACCTATCGTTATTAGGATAGGCATTATACCGATGTCGCCGTTTAGTAAAGCGAAAGAGCCATTTACAAATAGCCCTAAACCTATGTTTTTGATTAATTCGTTCATTTTCGTATTTTAGCACAACACTTAAAACTTAACAACCCTATTTAAAAGAACTTATGTGAATTAAAATCACATATATGAGCGTATTATAGCAATTTAAATAACAATTATCAAGTATTTTATGAATTAATCTAACAAAATTATATAAAAAAGTGAAGTAAAATCACTTTTGAGGGTTGTGACAAATTGTCATACCCCTTGCTGAAGCTCTTGTATAAGTTCCGCAAAGCCCTTTATTTTATCAAGTCGCATTTTTAATTGATGATTTTCTAAAAGCAAATTTAGTGTCACTTCGACGTTTGGCATAACTTCCCCCTTACTGCTCCATTGTCGCACAGTGCCTTCATTTACTTTTAAAATCTCCGCCAGCTCTCTTTGTGTGATGCCTAACTCTTTACATACACGCTTAACTATGTTTTGTTTCTCGTAATGCCACTTTAACACATAAAGCTCATCGCCATTTTCGGTTTTCAGCACTATATGCCTACCGCCGCTCTTAGACGGACTAATAGGTGACCCGTATAGTGCTGAAACCTTTTGTGTTAGCTCTTCCTCTATTTTTGTATAATTTGAGTATTTTGGCTCTGTATCTAGCTTTATTTTATCGACATATTTGCCAGATACAATTACTACATGGTCTATTTCGTTGTCATAATATATTTCTTTTTCTTCTGCCATTATTACTCCTTTATAATCTCAAATTTATCTACATAATTAAACGCTCGGTAAAGGCTTATTTTGCCTTTTTCGTCTTTGTGTATTTCAATATCACATACAAAGCGGTAGCTATAAGGGTTTTCTAAAATCTCTGCCTTTAATGTTTCATCATCTATTAATATCGGTATAGCTTTATCGCTTAGCTCGTAGCAGTAGGCTTTAAATTTAACCTTTTTATCTGTGTTGGTAGTTTGATAAAGCGTGATAGACATCTTTTCAAAGACTTTTTTAACCGCTTCTTTATTTTCAAAATCTTTTATTTGTCTAGCTGTTGCGATGCCTTGTTTGTAGGCTTCTTTGTTGTCTTGATTGATAAAAACGCAATGGTTAAAAACTGGGCTTGTAATCTCTACACTTACTCTGTCTTTGTCGGCAAGTTTTACTACATTTTCTAAATTTTGAAGTGAAGTGGGTGTTAAAAACTGATCGCAGACAATATCATCTACGCTTTTTTTACCTATGTTTTTAATGTTGCCAAAAAACTCAAAATAAGCATTAATGGTAGGTAAAAGCTCGCCAATAGCAAGTGCTCCAGAAGCTGCAAAAATTACCATATTAAAAATATCGCTACCTTTTTCTACGCTTTGCAATGTTGTTCTTGCACCACTTACGCCAGTTTGTGTGGCTACAAACTCATCAATAGAATTATTAAAAGATAATAGAGCAGTGGCCAAGGTCGTAATATCTAACGGATTGTCTTTTTCGATACGAAATTTAATCTGTATATTTTCGCTCATTTTGTCCTCTCCGCCAACTCTCTTTGCGTGATACCAAGCTCTTTGCATACACGCTTAGCCATGTTATCGTCTGCGGTCATTGTTCGTCCTTGTTTTAGTGTTTGTAGATGTCTTGTAGGTTGTATTCGATAGCGTGGATATAAAAGCAGTTGTTCGTTATGCTGCCGAATATCCTACTATCGCCTGCGCGGATAATAAAAATTTGGCTTTTAACCTGCTCTAAGAAATTTTTTACTTTGCGTTCTTTCCATTGCCAATTACTTATTTCGCACTTCTCACAACCGCCTATTTGTTGTTGCTTGGGTATTTGTATCAGCTCGTGCGGCTTTTTCTCCCTTATAAGCATTAGGGTTTTTACTATCTTTTGGACTTTGGCTTTATCGTTGATGTGGTTGTGTGAGCTAGGTAGTAGTCCAAAATTGCAATCTTTGATTATTTTAGTGAAGCTTACGTCTAACGATTTTGGTTCGCTCTCTTTTAAAGTTGAAGATAGCGCATGCTTTTGTTTAGTTTCTTTTAGCTTCATTTTTCAACGAGAGGAGCAAAAAAATCTTTTAGGCTGTCTTTAGTTATCTCGTTATTCTTATCTTTTTCATAAGCCGCAAGCCATGGCATTTCGGTGTGGGTTTTGTCTCTTAATCCATAAGCGGAATATTTGTTGTAAATTTCTAGAACTTCTTCTACTAGCTTGATTTGCTGCGGGTGTAATCCTAGCCCATCTATCTGTTTTTTGTCTAAAGCTTCGCTTTGCATTTGCTCGTCGCCGTAGTTTATAGCCCATTTCCAAACTTCAGGCACGACTGGACCGTGCAGCCACGCTTCTATTTTTTCATCAAAGATAGGAGTTCCAAACATAGCCAAGTGGTAGCCTTGAACATAATAAAGCAACTTTAAAAGCTTTAGCCTGCTCGTATATTCAGCCATTTCATCATCGCTTTTTAATTTAGCCAAAATTAATTTAGCCGTATCTACCGCTGAAATAGTAGTCATTTTAGCCTCTTTCTCTTTTTTGTGTAGTCAATAAATATTACACTAAATAAGTTAAAAGGGATATAAAAGGTATATTTTTAACTAACCTTGCCGTAAAACTTAACGGCTTGGACTATTTTTTTGGCCGTCTGCTCGTCTGCACCGTAGATTACGTCTCGCAGTTCATTTTCGTTTAATGTATTTAAAAACAACCCCAGCCCAACGCGGTCGGCGGTATTGAGCCTAATGTCTTGTATCTCTTTTAATATCTCCCCTAAACTGCAACGCTCTAATAAATCCGCCAATTCCACATCGGCTACGGCGTCTATACTTATTCTCATTTTTTTATCCTTTTAAATCACGCTATATTTTCGTAAAATTTCCACGCTGGCAAGCTCAAAGTTTGCACTGCCTCTATCTTGTCGCCATCTTTTTTTGCATAGCCCCACCACTCGTCATGTTCTTTGCAATATTTGTAAAGCTCTAGTAGTTCAAGATATGCTTTGCGACCTTGCTCTATTGCTGCTGCATCAAGTTCGTAAAAACCTACAAAATAAGGGGCTTTTGTTTCAACGGCGATAAATAAGAAATAATTTACTTCTTTGCCTAGGCTCCTTAAAATATCGCTGTAAAACGCTGCTTGTATGTGATAGTTAAAACTAGCTACCGATCTAGCAAAGCCAGTAGCCGAAGCGTCAGAAGTTGTTTTTAGATCAATTATTGCACCCATTTTCTCATTGTAGAAATCAGGACGACATTTAACCGCTACGCCGTTTATCTCACTAAAATAGCTTTGCTCTGCTAGTCCGTCTTTTAAAAATATAGCTGTTTCACGCATAGAATTAACCGAGTTTGCTATTTCTACGGCTGAGCCAAAAGTATCAATATCAAGCGAGGTTTTATCGCCTAAATTTTCTAAAAAATCGTTGTAGATCGCTTTGCCCTCTTTGGTGCGTTTGTCAACGTCAGGCTCCACGCAAAACTCATTTGAAAAATCTTTTGGCTCTAACACTAGCTTATGCACCGCAGAGCCTAGAAGCAAAGCTTTTGTAGGCTCACTCCTAAGCTCGTTTTTTATTTTTAGGTGCAATGGGCTACGTGCTAGTAGGTCGAGGTCGCTCTTTGATATTTCAGGGCGTGCGTGGTATTCTTTATTTGTTAGCATTGTTAAGTCCTTTTATAATTTCTAAAAACTCGCCTATTGTCATATTTGGCTTGCCGTAGAACTCAACAAGCCTCATCAGAATATAAGAGCGCATCTTTTTCAGCCTCCTCTCGTAGTTTTTTAAGCGTTTGTTTGTAGGTAGTTGTATAGCTTAAGACTGCCTCGTTACTCATTTCAGCTTCAACGCATAGCATATAGACAAGCGCTGCATAGGCGAAAAAGTCTTTTTTGCAATGCTCGATTAAAAGATCAACTATTTCACCGCTGTTTTCGCCAAGGGCGTTTTTAAAGGTGTAGCGGTGGAGGTTATATACATATTTGATGTCGGTTATTAAATAGTCAAACTTTTGATTTAAATTTATGTGTGCCACGTCGCTTTCGGCACGTGCTAGGTCGTAGTTTAAACTCATTTTTAACTCCTTTTGATATTTAGATAGGCGATATTCTTTATCTCGCCACCATTGCTGAAAAGCACCCTAAAAAACTTAATTAGCGTTTTCATTTTTGTAGCTCCTTGTATCTCTTTGGCACTTTTGGCAGATATGCAGCGCGGTATATATGTCCTAAGCCTGCACTTTGCCCTAGCTCTCTTTGCTCGTAACGCTCTTTCATCTCGCAAAGTCCAGCATCAACTAAGTCAGCGTGAAGATTGTCAGTTTTGACTTTCACATCAAACGCAGCGTCACCTAAACGCTCATTTATCCTTGCTCTTTGTGAGCGAGTGACATCTTTAAAGCTTACGTTGGCGTATTTGGTGCTTAATTTCTCGTAGTCTTTTTTAGCTTTGATAAGTGCTTTTAAGCTCTCTAAAGCTTGCTCTAGGTCGTTAATATTTTGCATGACTGCTCCTTTTTCTAATAGAAACCTTGCTCGCCACCGCCGACTGAAAGACGTTAAAAATTAAATTAGATTGCAAAAGCAACTTTTAAAGAAAATTTTTTATATGAAAAATGTTAGCAGGCTTTCGCCTGCTCCAAGCAAGCAAGGCTTTTATTAGAAAAAGTGGTGTTTTTCGTTTTATTAATAACCCTGTGAAAAACTATCCTAAATCAGGGCTGGTGCTGAGTGATAGCTTTTCGCCCTATCACTGACGCTTCAGATTGAAACGTGATTAACCTGCAACTCGCAGGAGGCTCACTCTGTCAGCTTTCGCTTGAAGCCTATCTACTTTTTGTTTCGATGAAATAATATTACCAAAGGTTATATTAAAGATAACTTAATGTTATTTAAAATATTACTTAAAGTTATGTAATTTTAAAAATAGGCTGGGGTATAAAAACGATCATTAGCTAGCACGTGCTATTTAGTAAAATTTTTTATATCGTTTATGGTATGATCATGAGTAAAATAAGATAGAAGAAGAGCTAAGGACTACCAATGCAGACATTAACCATACGAGCAGATGAAGCACTAATAAGCCAAATAGTAGCAATAAGCAAGGCTCTAGCTAATACGACTAATCAAAAGCTAATTATCGATGATGGTTACGCAGACGAGCTAAACGCACGAGCCGATGAAGCACTACAAGGCAAAGGGCTAATAGATGAAGCCAGAGCACGCAAAAACCTAGAGGTTATCAAAGCCGAGATATTATCAGACGTTGAAGCTATCAGACGCGGGGAGTTTGAAACGATAAGCCACGACGAGCTAAAAGCGCGGATTATGCAATGGTAATAGAATACAAGCCTAAATTTGAGCGCGAGCTAAAGATAATATTTGACTTCATAGCCAAAGACAGCCTAAGCAGGGCGCGAGAATTTAGAAACGAACTTATCGCAAAGATAGAACGCACAGCACAGACGCCTTTTATTTGCCGCAAGTCCATTAATTTTAACGATGAGAGTATTCGCGACTTGATTTTTAAAAGTTATGTAATACCTTACTTGATAGATGATGAGGTTATTTATGTGCTAGGCATTTACAAGGCTAACGAGTGGCAAGCATCCTAAATGGTGTTGCCGTCAGATATTTTTATGACTTTGGCTGAAAAGGCAAAGAGAGATAGCGGTAAGCATAAAATAAGTGCTAAAATTTTTGTTCTCATTGTTTTAAGTGGTTGCTATGCAAGAAAAATTATAAAACGAAAGTTTCTTTTATGGAATAATTATTAAGAAGGTCTTTTTCTATTATATTTTTTTGTTCTAAAATGTTAATACCTTCTATTATTTCTTCTTTTTTAAAAATGCTAATATCTTCTTTTGGGTATTTAAAAAACAAATCTATAATATCTTTCTCGGACAAATACTGGGCTTTTTGTAGAATATGTGTTATTGTGGCAATAATTTCTATTTTTTTATTTGCATCTTTTTTACCATAGGCTTTTACAAGATAAATATATAAATGACACGATTTTTTTAAAAATGGGGCATAAAAATAACTCTGTTCTTCTATCTTTTTACTTAACATTTTCTTATATAAAAAATTAAGAGCAGAAGATGCCTCTTCTTTATCTTCGCTGCTAAAATTGTAAAAATTCAAAAATTCATTAACTTCTCTTAAAACTATTTCTATCGGATGAGAATATGGACCGTGTTTATATTCAATAAAATTAAAAAAATTACTTTTAGCAAAAACCATAGTGAAGAATAAAGCCTTTTGAATGGCAAGTGGGTGAGCCGTCCCTAAATTTTTAATACATGCCAATACCAACAAATGAGAAATAGTTGTTTTAGGTACAGATTTTACAGGTGGTAAAAACCCTTGTGCTGGTTCATATATTAATATATCTATTTCATCCTGTATGTCTTTTAATCTATTTTCTATTATGGGTTTAACAATACTCCAACTTAAACCACCATTGCCACAACCTAAGGGTGGAATAGCTATAGAAGCAATTTTGTGCTTTTGAATAATGTCTTTTAATGATGCAAGCCCACTCTCTATGTATTCTATTTTTGTTTTTTCTCGCCATTTGTCTTTTGTAGGAAAGTTAATTATGATTTTTTCATCTTCTTTAAATGGGAAAAGTTTGCCTATGCTAATTTCCTTGTTTTTACACGCCTTAATATAGGCTTCATTGTTTTTAGGAAATTGTCTTTTGAATTGATATGCAATCCCTTTGCCCATAAAGCCATCAAGATTAACAGTATTTACAAGAGCCTCTTTATCAGAAGCTAGCAAATTACCAGTCGTGTAATTAATCATTTTAAATAAACCATTTCTCGTTTTGATTTAAATGACATTTTAGCGAAAATTGTTTAATAAGTTGGTCAATAAGGTTATAATCCTCTTTTGTTTTTACTACTATGCTGTTAAAATTTTCACTTGGGACCACCCCTTTATGCAATGCTTCGCACATACAAGCTCTTTTGCATTCTTGGTCAAGATAATCTCGTTTTGCCACAAGGTCCCAATCTATTGCATCAAAGCCATGAGAATATGGCATAGTTTCTAAAGTATGATTTGCTTCACTTAGTGGGTGTTTTGGGATTATAACCCCATTGTTGGTTTTTAAAAATTCTCTTGTTATGGTAATGTAAACAAATTTAATATCTGGGTGATCCCTAAACTGCCTGCCATCATAAGGATTTTTTACAAAAAAATGAAAAGGAACATATTCGTCTAAAGATTGCTCCTTTCTCCTAGAAAGAATTTCGCTATTAGCGGTATCTTTAAATGTTTCACTCCTCTTTGTTAATTCGCTTCTTGGCAACAGACCTTTTTCGATAATGTTTTTAATATTGTCCATTGTAGTTAAATGATACAATAATTTGCCTTCTTTTGGGTTGCTACGTGTTTCCACTATTGTCTCCTAATTATGTTATCTAAAACTATACGCCTATATAAAAACACCCTTACTTTATCCCATAATCCTCAAACGTTAGACCTTTATATACTTCGCAATGGACTTTACCGCAGACTTTACCAAGTATCTCACACTCGTAGCCCTCTTTATGTGGGTATATATCGCTATATTTTGGGTTTAGACTGATTAGCTTTATCTTATTCTGTGGCAAAAACTCAACTCTTTTTATATAAACGACATCGTCCATCCTAACGATATAAACGCCAGCTATACGCACGAAATTATCTCTGCCTGCTACCATATCAGCAATAGCCCAGTCGCCCTCGTAAAAATCAGGCTCCATGCTATCGCCTACTACTTCAAAGATACGTAAATTTTTAGTATCAAGCCCTTTTAGAAAAGCCCTATCAACTGCGATCTTTCGCTCGTCTTTTTGAAGCATTTCAAGATCATAAACGCCCTCGCTACCTGCACCTATACGTATTTCGGATTTTGGGATAAATAACATATTTTCTTGAGGTTTAGAAAAAAGGTTTTGTTTTACAACTTCATTTACGTCTAATTTTAACACTTTAGCTACGCCTATCATATTTTTTAAGTCAGGCACAATAGGCTCTTTCATGAACCATTTTTTAACAGCCGATTCTGTGATAGGGTAGCCTGCATTTGTCATGTCTATTGCTAGATCGGCGTATCTAATCTTTTTTTCTTTCATTTTCTCTTTTAAAAAATCAGTGTTTAGCAGAAAATCCATGTTTAATCTTTAACACATACTTTATATCATATTCGCTTAGAATTTATTGCATAGCAACCAACAACACGCCCTAAAATTTCGACGTTTAACTCTTCCTCGATAATTATTGGCTCGTAGTCTTTATTGTCGCTTATTAGTGCTAGCATTGGACGTTTTTTTATTCTTTTTATAAAAATTTCGTTTTCATATTTGCAAACATAAATAGCGCCCTCTATTTGGTTTATATCATCACAAAAAACAACCAAGTCGCTTTCTTTAATAGTCGGCTCCATTGAGTTGCCAAAGCAAGGGACAATGCCTAACTTTGCGTGAGGGCTAACGTTAAACATAATTTTTAAATCGTTTGGGTTAAAAGGCAGCAATTCAGGTTCGCCAAAATCGTCATTTTCAGCGCCACGACCTGCAGAAACTACGCCATCTTTATAAAAAGGGATATACACAGTTTTGGCACTATTAGAAGAGATATTATCTGTATATTTATGAGCTTCTGTCGGTTTTTCTATGGTATCGTCTAGCCAATAAGCGATCGGATAGCCTGAAAATTTAGCTAATGGCAATAAATGTTTTTTTGTCCTCTTTTCTCCGGCTAACCACTGGCTAACTAAAGGCTGTGAAATGCCTAAAATATCGGCAAATTGTATAGTATTTATACCTTTTTCTTTTAGTAAATCTGACAATTTATCTTTAAATTCTTTCATTTTCTACCCCTTCGAAAGATATAACTTTGCGTAATATTTTATAACTAAAATCATTAAAAATCAAATAACCTTAAGTTATATTTTATATAACAGATAGTAATATAAGGTTATGAAACAGACAGAATATAGAAAAAAGATTAGAAAATGGCTTGGTAAATTTTACAAGTCGGCTGGGACTTGCAATACATACGCGTGTGGATCAAACAACAAAAACCTAATGGAGATGTGAGATACGCAGCTTTGCAAGAGTTGGGACACCCCTTTTATGCTTGGGGCGACAAGCTAAATGCATATATTTTAGAGGCAGAAAAGCAGGAGAAAAATAAAAATGGTAGCGAATAACAGCCTAGAGGCATACAAAAAACTAAAACCAGAGCTAAGCGGCAAACGTAGAGCCGTATATGAAATGTTTTGCCAGCACAAAGAGGGTGCGACAAGGCAAGAAATTTCACGCCGATATAACATAGCAATAAACAGCGTCTGCGGACGTGTCAATGAGCTAATAGCGCGTGGCTTTTTAGTTGAGATCGGATCAAAAAAAGACGTGATAAGTGGGTGCAGCACGTCAATACTAAAGCCCACCGAAAGGATAGCGTAATGAATATTCCATTATATCTTTTAGTGACTCTTTGTGTTATGGCGATACTTGACACATTTATTGAAATTTGGAAAGGGCTAAGATGAGTAAAGCGTATTATTGGCTAAAGCTAAAAAAAGATTTTTTCGACGATCCTAAAATTTTAAAAATAAGGAGCGTAGCTGGTGGAGATACTTACACCTGCATCTATCTTAAGCTTTTATTAAAAAGCCTAGATAATGACGGTGTTATATTTTTTGATGGTATAGAGCCGACGATAGAAGCCGAGATCGCACTAAAAATAAGGGAGCAAGAGATAAATGTCAAAGCCGCTATGGCCATTTTTGAGAGTTTGGGATTATTACAAAAAGGCGAAGGCGAAGATGTGAGACTTCCCGAAGCGGCAAGCCTAAGTGGCAAAGAATGCGACAGCGCAAAGAGAGTTAGGGAATTTAGAGCTAGACAAAAAGAGGTTAAAGCGTTACATTGTAACGGCGCAGTAACGAGCGGTAACGAAAACGTAACCCTAGAGTTAGAGAAAGAGTTAGAGACAGAGACAGAGACAGAAGAAGCTAACGCTTCTACGTGCGTGCGTGCGAGGGCGAGAAAAAACCAGCTAAACGTTTTCAAAAACCAACGCTAGATGAATTAATCACCTACAAGCAAAAAGCAAATTTAGCCCTAGTCGATTGTGAAGCCTTTTTTGACTTCTACGAAAGCAAAGGCTGGGTAGTTGGCAAAAATCCGATGAAAGACTGGCAAGCCGCTATGAGAAACTGGGATCGCACAGAAAGAGAACGAGGGGGCAAGTGTAAAAACACACCAGCTAATACCAGCATAGCCGTAAGAGAAACAATGGTGGCAGGCGAAATGGACGACGCATACTTTGAGAGAGTGGCGAATGAAATAATCAGCGGAGAAAGGAAAATGGCGCTATGAGTGAGAGAGAACAAATCATTTGCGAACTATATGGCGATAGCAAGGGATTTTTAACACCTGCGAGGCTAGCAAAATATTCTTTGCTTTTAAAAAACGTGGCTACGAACGAGCTAATTAATTTTTCAGTCTTTGCTGAAAAGTATCGCAAAGAATATCAAAACACAGACGCCTTACTTTTTCGTGCAACTATGGAGTGGAGCAAGATCGTGTTTTTAAAAATGCGAGAAAAGGGGCTTAGATTTTTTAACGATGTAGATACCTTGGCGGCGTTTTGCAAAGAAATTTACAGAGGCACAAGGCTTTGCAATGGTGGAACTGGTAGTGGCTTTTTAGAAAGCACAATAATTTCAGTTGATGCAAACGGCGTTTTAAGAAACGAGTGCGTATTAGAAAACGGCGTATTTCAACGCCTAACAAGCGACGAAGAAACACACTTGTTTGAATATCTACTAGAGCACCAAGAAAAAATAGGCGTAGTGCAAATCAAGACAAGAGAAAGTGAAGTAAAACAAGCCCAGCTAGCGGTGAATAACGTAAATTTGCTCCCAGCTGACCCAGATGCACCGATAGAAATGAGCGATGAGGCAAGAGCAAGGCTAAGACTTGGGTTATCTGCCCTTGCGGCAAATATGGCAAAGAGAGCGTGAGATGAAAATTTTAAACCTTTTCGCAGGACTTGGTGGTAACCGCAAGTATTGGGACGAAGTAGCAAGAGAAAAAGGCATAAACATAGAAGTAACAGCCGTTGAGTTTGACCCTGAAGTAGCGAAGGCTTATGCAAAACGCTATCCAAACGACAATGTGATAGTAGGCGACGCTTGGGACTACGCTGCTAAAAATTATTTAGATTTTGATTTTATATGGGCGTCTCCACCTTGTCAAAGTCACAGCAGGCTAAATTTTTGTAATAACTCACGCAATGAGACAACGAGAGTTTTGCCAGATTTTAGACTTTATGAGCTTATATCGTATCTTAAGACGTTTTGCAAAAAGGCTTTTGTGGTTGAAAATGTAGTGCCGTATTATGATCCACTCATAAAGCCGACCGCTGAGATAGGTAGGCATTATTTTTGGAGCAGTTTTGCGCTTGATGAGATAAATACTCCAGCTTTTAGAGTGATAAAACACGTAAAAAATGCGGATTTTAAAGATTTTAGCTTAGACGAGTTTAAGATAAAAAACAAACGCCAAGCCATAAGAAACGAAGTTGATTATGAGATAGGCAAAAAGATATTTGAGCGTTATTTGGAGAGCAGATGAAAGCCGTATATATCACGATAACCGAAAGCGGAGCGAGCATAATCGCAAAAGTAGCAGACGAGAACAAAAAGATACTTGATAGCTTTGAGATAAGCCGTAAGGACGCAAGCGGAGTGCTTGAAATAATGAGAAAGTGGAACGAGAAGCATAAGGGCGAGGAAACAAGGGCGCTGTTTTGATGATACCAAAATACGAAAACACCCTAGCGTATGCGAAAGCGACGGGGCAAGTACCGCTAGAGGATCACGAGATGATGTATTTTGCCGACTGGCTACGGGTAAATAAAATCCCCTTTACACACGTAGCAAACGAAAGAGTAGCCAGTGTGCAATACAAAAAGAAACTAAAAGCCATGGGTACAAGTGCAGGTTTCCCCGATATGCTCGTATTTTTGCCGAGCAAGATCGTATTTGTCGAGATGAAGCGCGCAAAAAAGAGCCTAAGCAGGGTATCGGACGAGCAAGAGGATTGGGTAGATACTATCAACTGCTACGGATATGCAAATGCGAAAGTTTGCTACGGCTCGGGCGAGGCGATAGATTTTATCAAGAGTGAGCTAGGGAGAACGCGCTGATTGAAATACGATACCGATAGATTTTATAAAATTTCGGCATTTTTCGATGATAACTTCTGTTTTATGTCACGTGTGATTGAGATTATAATAGGTATAGATAGGAAACGGGTGGATAAGGATTTGTCGTTTGGGCGGTATAAGCCCGAATATCTTGACGCATTAGAGGGTGTGCGTGCGGATTTTAAGGCCGATCCGATGAAACCATATAAAGAAGCTGTATTAACTACAATCCCTAAAACGGACGTTATCTTTAGCCGCGACGACTTTGCAAACATCGAAGCGTATAGCGTATTTGAGAGATCATACGATAAGACGGGCAAGGCGAAGCGAGAAAAGGTGAAAAGTAAAACTAAACGCCCGCGTAGGGTTAAAAAAGAACAACTAGAGTTTAAATTTTAAGGGGAGCAGGTGGCGTATAGTATAGAAAAGTGGGAGCGCGCTAAAGCATATTTTGAAAGCGGGCAATACACCCTATCGCAGATAAATCAAAAGACGGGCATAAGTATAAGCAAGATAAGCGAGCGAGCAAAAAAAGGAAAATGGGAAAAGGCAAGAACGCCGACTACATCGAAGCTAAAAAGACGATTGCAGAAAAAAAGGGAAAGAAAGGGAAAATATTATCTCTGTTTTAGATGAAATAGCCGACGAAAAAACAAAACACCTGCTCTATTTCCAAAACTCCGCCATTAAAAATCAGCAAAAGGCGAACGAGCTTTTAGAATTTGCCGAGGACTTATCCGACCTTGACGCCCACAGTAGAATAACGGCGCGCAATAAAGAAACCGTATTAGGCAAAGAGCCGACGGCGCAGATAACCAACACCAACGCATAACAAAACAATACGCAAATAATCATAAGCAAAGATGAGTAAACTAGAGGTCAAGCTACTACCGCATCAATACGAGCTACTAGCCGACACAAGCACGAAAATTATAGGTTTAGTGAGCGGTTACGGCGCGGGCAAAACCTACGCAGCGGTTAGAAAGGCCTTGCAGCTAGCGTTTTTAAACCCGGGTTGCGCGGGTGTGATAACCGAGCCTACGTATCCGCTCTTGCGCGATATACTATTCGGCGATCTTGAAAACGCGCTCGTCGAATGGCGCGTGCCGTATAAATTTAATAAATCAAGCGCGGTATTTACTCTGGACGTAAACGGTGCCAAAACGCCTATTTTATGCCGCAGTATGGAAAACTGGGAGCGACTTATCGGCATAAACGCCGCTTGGATAATATGCGACGAGTTTGATACGTCAAAAACCGAGATCGCACTAAAAGCTTACGAGAAGCTACTGGGGCGTTTAAGAGCCGGCAATACTAGGCAATTTATCATCACGACGACGCCTGAGGGTTTCCGCGCCACGTATCAAATTTTCATAGAAAAAGGCGGCGAGGCTAAACGGCTAATCAAAGCAAAAACCGTCGATAATAAATATCTGCCGCCCGATTTTATTGACACGTTAAAAGAGCAATACCCCGAGAATTTGCTTAAGGCGTATTTAGAGGGCGAATTCGTAAACCTAACTAGCGGCACGGTGTATAGCTATTTTAGCCGCGATACACACGCAAGCACGGAAACTATCAAAGAGGGCGAAACACTACACATAGGCGCGGATTTTAACGTAGGCGGCTGCATAAACATAGTCTGCGTAGAGCGAGCAGACAAAAAGGGCAATGTCACTACGCATGCTGTCGATGAGGTTATCAGCTACGACACCTACGCTATGGCGCAGACACTAAAAGATAGGTATAAAGGGCATAAAATCATCATTTATCCGGACGCGAGCGGGCAGAATAGAAAAACTAGCGCGAGCGAAACGGACGCGCAAATTTTAAGAGGTGCGGGGCATTTAGTATTCGTAAATCACTCAAATCCGAGTATTAAAGACCGCGTAAATTGCGTAAATAACCTATTTGACAAACGCTGCTTGCTCGTCAATGTCTCAAAATGCCCAAATTTGACAAAGGCGCTTGAACAGCAAGCGTGGGACAATAAGACGCAGTTGCCCGAAAAAAGCGACGCCCACCCCGCAAACGATGACTACAACGACGCGCTAGGGTATCTAATCGCGTATAAATACCCGATAGCTGCGCGAGATTACCAAATCAAGGTAGTTGGCATTTAGTAGTAGAATGCAAAGAAAAAAGGCTTCTTATGGCGGTAAATGCAAAACATCCCGAATATTCTAAGAATTTAACCAAATGGCAGCTAATGCGCGATGCGCTAGCGGGCGAGGTAGCAAAAGAAAAATACGTGCCTAAATTAAGCGATCAAGAAGAGGACGAATACAGCGCCTACGTAGGACGAGCGGAGTTTTACAACGCGACGGCTAGAACGCAGGTTGCGCTAACAGGGCTACTATTTGCAAAGCCGCCTAAAGTTGAGCTGCCCGAAGCTTTAAAGACGATCGGCGAAAATATCAGCCTAGATGATGACACGCTAGAAGCTCTTGCCAAAAATATCGCCAACGAGTGCCTAAGCGTCGGGCGTTGCGGTGTGCTTGTGGATCTGCCGAGCGTTGAAAAGGCGGATTATTCTAAGCTTGAAGCCGAAAGGCTAAATTTAAGAGCCTACGCCACGCTTTATAAAGCCGAAAACATTATCAACTGGAAAACCACGAAAATAAACGGCTCAAACGTTACTTCGCTCGTGGTGCTTGCTGAAACCTACGCCGAGCCGACGCAGGACGAGTTTGTAGATAAGATAAAAACGCGTTACCGAGTGCTTGATTTACACGAGGGCTACTATCGTCAAAGGGTATTTAGCGAAACCAAGGCGGGGAATTTTGAAGCAGTTAGCGAAATTTACCCGAGCGCGAACGGGCAAAAGCTTGAATATTTGCCCTTTACGTTTTTTAATGTGAACGACTTAAAAACGTCGGTAAAAAAGCCGCCGTTGCTTGATCTAGCTAAAATTAATATTAGCCATTTTAGAAGCGAGGTC